CATTAATAGCCTATATAGCTGACATCCAAAGAAATGGGGCAAGCACTTCTATAAAATTTCGTGATAATTATCTTTTAGATGCGTCCGCAACGATTAATTTAATTTATTTTTTTGACGGGAAGATTATTTATCATTTGTTTAAACAAAATGGCGCATCCGCTGGTATTTTGTATGAGGGCTTAAGTTCTTCATGCGTTCCAAGATTTTGTTTTTACCAGGATGAAATATTAATTTGCAATGGTATAAACAGAGCATTGCGAGTTCATAATTTTTATAATGATTCTCAAGGAAATATAACTTGCGAGCCTATTTATGGTTTTGTAAAAGAAATATTTGTTAATACTCCTCAAAAAAATTCAAATAAAATTATTCAATTCAATTTTATAAATGGATTTATTGAACAAAAATACTATAGAACAAATATTGTTGAAATAGAAATAAATGGAGCATCTCAGTCTTATGAGTTATTGTTAGATTCCCAAATAGCGGGTCAGACTGTCACTTTAACGTTTACAGATGACTCTCCAGATATTCCCGATATTCCCCAAGGCGCAGAGGTTTATTTATACTATAAAGATTATCCGCCAGAATTTAGCTACATTTATCCAGCAAAAGACAGGATTTGGGCTTTAGGTCCAGGAGCGGTAAGCATCGACTATAAATCAAAAGACGAAGCGCTAAAAGTATATTACTCTTACGGCGAAAATAGCATTTATAAGATTTTTAATGAAAATAAAAAATCTGTTCCATATATTGACATATCAGACAAACACAAGTCAGATGATACGCTAGAAGCAATTTGTCAAGTAAACGGATTAATGGTCTTTGTTGGAAGAAAGAACAGCCAAATGTGGTATGGCTATACTCCAGGAGATGGTGGAGATTTTCGGTGGGGAGTCACTATTAATGAAGGAATTTTCCATGGAAATTTATTAATAGAGCTTCCAAACGATACATATTTTGTATCTCCTACTGGGCTTAAGTCTTTTTCTACATTAAATATAGGCAATCAATTCTCTGCAAATAGTTTAAATTCTGTAGACCCTCTTATGCTTTCTTATATGGAAAATGCGTTATCTAACAATATAACCTATAGAGCCTGCCGCTCTTTTGTCTACAAAAAAGGAAGTTTTTTAGGATTTAAAATAGGACTTCAGAATAATATATTAGCTTCTTTGTACAATACTAATCCTTATGCCTGGTTCATGTTAACTGGAGACTTTAAAAAATCCATCAGCTTAATAGAAGGGGAAAATGGACTATACCTATCAACTCCTAATGCCCTTTATTCTTACGCAGATGGTTTTGATGGTCAAAAAAAATTATATGGGGACAATAACGGTCAAGAAACAATAGATTTTTCTTGGACAACTGGACTTTTAAAGGTAAAAGGCTCAAGCGGTAAAAGATATGCAAACAAGCATTACGAAATAATAGTTAGCTATTCTTCCTCTTTTCAGGCAAATCCAGAAAATGAATTTTATCTATCTATAACTTCTGAAAGCCCTGAAATTTACACTCTTTCAGATAAATGCGTTTTTACACCAGATGGAGATCTTTTAGGTCGGTCAATTGATGAACCAGAATTTGGGTTTAGGCTATCTGACAATAAAACATACACTGTTAATAAAAGATTTAAATTTTACACATCTAGCTTCTATTGCACTATGTACGGAAGCACTATAAACGGACCAGTTAACATAAAACGTTTGAAATTGTTTGGAATAGGTGAACGAAATGGGTAATAAAAGAAATAGACCACAAATACCGTATAACGGCATTAAAAGACCATATTATAGTCGATATGAAGACCTTGCAGACAACAAACAAAATCTAACAGGTCAACAATTAGATGGAGATTTCGATTATTTAATTGATGTTGTTAATGATATTGATGATTCTCTTGCTGGTATTGTTGCTGGCGCAATTCCCGGCTCAACACTACCAGAAAACCAATATAAGTTTGTAACAACGAATGGTCAAGACCCAGCTACAATATTTTATTCAAAAGTTACTGGAAACTATCTTAGTGAACTCTCTGTTGGAGAAGCAGCACTTCAGAACGGCGCAGTCACTTCTAGTAAGATTTCAGATGGAGCTATACTAGAAGCAAAATATGGACCGGAGTCAATACCTGCTTCTGCATATCAAAATGACACGATACCATCTAACGCAATCCCAAATAATACGATACCATTCGATAAAATTCAAAATGCGCAAAACAATCATTTTGTTGATTTTGTCGGTTCTCAGATTGATGGATTTTTGAATGGCTCGAAAATTCAAAATGGTTCTATTCAAGGGTCTGCTATATCAGAAAGCACTATTACCGAAACAAAGTACGCAACTGGCAGTGTAAGCAGGCGCGCGCTAGCTACCGTTTTAGCTTTAGAGCCTGGAATGATAATGCATTGGACGACCCAGAATGCGCCAACTGGGTGGCTATTTTGTAATGGTCAGGCGGTTAGCAGGGTCACTTACGCCGCTCTTTTTAATAATATAGGTGTTAGCTTTGGACCTGGAGACGGGAACACAACCTTTAATCTGCCAGATGGTAGAGGTCTTTCTTTTGTTTCTTGCGACCCTTCCCAAGCTGGGAACCCAGGATTTACAGGAAATAGAGTTACCAACGGAGTCACATACGAGATTGGGTATAAATTTGGTTCTGAAACAGTAACTCTAACAGGTCAACATATACCCGCGCATACTCATACAGTTCCAAGGGGACAGGCTCGACAAATGAGACCTGTTGCTCCATATACAGAATTACTTGAAAGCGCTTCAATAAGGAGCGAGAGTGATGTCTCCTCCTCATACGGAGGAGGTCAGCCACACAACAACATGCAGCCATCTATTTTTATTCCAGCTATAATTTATACGGGCGTTGCGTAATGAAAGAATGCGACCTTTTATACAAAAATTCATCTGGAAACATAAGTGCTTTTTCTGTTATTCATCTTGGCAAGAATATTGGTGTTTATGAAATAGTTCATATTAATGACGATGTTTGCGAAATATCATTAGAAATAGACAAAGAACATAGAAACTCTATAAAAAAATCATTAGTCGAAAAATGCCTTAAATTTCCGTCAGAATTAGGATACTTAAGAGTTTTAATATGGACAGAACTAGAAAGAATGGTCAAATTTCTAGAAAAAATGCATAGTTATGGTGTAAAATACTTAAAAAAATGTAATTCCAGAACATGGTTTGAGGTTCATTATGGGAAGTAGAAAAAAGCCGCCAGAAGCCCCGCAGTTACCGCCGATTCCACCTCCTCCAGAAATTATGGATTTTATAGATGAGATTAACGGCACTCAGACTATAACCGTAACTCAGCACGGAAAAAAGAAGCGAATAACCCAGGCGCTCCCAATGACTGCTGAAGAGCAGGCTATATTAGATAGGGCTAAAAATCTTGTTACAACTTCAATGCGTAATATTGAACAGCTTTATCAATATGACCCTAATCTGGTTGCCAATTATCAGCCGTTCATACAAGCATTTGCTAATATAAATCAGGAAAGAATGCAAGATTTATCTAGAATTGGAGACTTTTCAGATATTGGCAGAAAAGTTGAACAATTCAGAGCTATGAACAGAGAATTAGCCAATAGGGCTTTTGATACTCAACAGAGAAGACTTGAAACCGACTTAGCAAGGCGTGGTCTTGGAAGAAGTTCAGAAGCCGCAGAGCAGCGCGCAGCCTTCGCCAGAGAGCGCGGATTGCTAGAGCAGCAATCGGGAATTAATGCCGAGATGTACGGAGAGGACCTAATTAGTAGGCAACTCGCCCGTGAGGGAGATATTTATAATTTACGAGAAGCTGGCAGGGCTGGCAGGCTTCAAGAGGCTCAAGCAGGATATGAGCTTGAAAAGCAAAGATTGGCAGATCAAGAAGCACTACGACAGCAAGCATTGGCTGAAAATCAAGCCTTAATGCAGACTGGTCAAAACGTATTGGCGAGCCAAAGAGATAAAGCTAATTTAGCTTTACAAGGGGCAGCATTAGCTAGCAACACTCAGGCTAATCAAGCGGCTAATCAAATGCAGAGATACCAAGGGGATTTAAGTAGAATTCAAAATCAATACCAGATGCAATTAGCAGCCTTTAATAATAGGCCCGCTTCATTTGGTCGACAACTTGGCAATTTAGCAATGGGAACTGCTGGGGCTTTCTTTGGTGGTCCGATTGGTGGCGCCATAGGCTCTGGGGCTGGCTCTGCTTTATTTGGCGGTGGCGCATCTCAAACCCCAAGTTTTGGCGGAATGTTGAATCAAGTGGGCGGATTTTTTAGAAATAGAAATCCAGCCGGACCGGCTCAAAGAAGAGCAGCATTTAATGATCTTCAAAATCTTGGGCAGACATAGAGGATAAAATGTCTAATAAACAAAATCTTTTACAACAAGTTGTTAAGCTTAAATACGATGCTGCTAGCAAAAAACCAGAATCCCCGAGATGGGGAGAAGAAGCCGCATTAAATAAGTCCTTGATGGACATGCAAGAGCAGTATTCAAGACCAGACAGAGAAGCAACCAGTCAAATGTTGGATGAAATAAGCCAGCAAAATCAAACCAAAGGCGGCGGCAGTTTTGGAGATGCATTTATAACTGGTTTGAAGTCTGGCAT